GAACTATATGTTATCATCGTTTGTTCTTTTTATTTTCTTCTCTTGCAATATCTTGTTGCATTTGTAACTTGATAAAACACAATCTAAATGGTAACTCAGTAACTGAATTAAATTGCAATAAATCTCCATTCGCTAAACCATCTATTATGCTAAACCAACCATAGTTCCCTCTTGCAGTAACTTCTCCACTTCCTTGTCCAAATAGTCTTGTGAACTCATCAGCAATTTGCTTCCTAAATGATAAAAAAAAACCATTACACCATTAACCACATCTATACTTAGTTCTTCAAATAAACGTGCGTTTTTTATGTGCTTATCATTGTATGGTTCAATATTGTATTTGTTACCTTTTTCTTCTGTTATCGGTCGATACAATATAGATAGTATATATTGAATGCCATCTACACCATTTTTAGAATATTCATCTAAATCAACAAATTCGCCTAAAGTCATTTCATCAAGGTTGCTATGGAATCCATATGTTACACCTTTAATTTCAATCTTATTAATTATCTCTTTGTTTATTGGTAAAGAAATAAGTTTAGATAGCTTAGTATAAATTTGCTTTATATCTGCCCTTTTAAGCATTTTAACCATCTTTAATGGTATCTTACATAGTGTGCTTACACTTTGTACCACAATTTCATCTTCGTTTGTTAAACCATCTATTTTAGTTGTATAATCTTTATACATTTTTAGGCTAACATCTGACCAACTGGTTGGTACAATAATTTCGATTGAATCTTTCATCTATAAATACAAAGGTTAATTTTATGTAAAGTTATTAAATAATGGCATACTCGCCATATGAACCAAAACATTCAAACCACATTCTCATCATTAAGGCATCAGCATAATCGGGCGACCTACCTAACTTTTTTTTCTGTACGTCTTTCCCCTCAATAGCTAATTTTTGGCTATCCTTATCTACCTTATCTCTTTTGATAATTTCAAGTTCTGATATTATTAGTTCTTTATACTGCTTATCCTTAATATATATTTTACCAGCATTAACTAATTCAGCTAACTTATAGTAGCATTGTGTTTTTAAGTTCTGATAATTTTCGTTTTTTAAAGCTTTACCACCATTCATAAATCCAATGCAACCACTAAAGGCATCTACGACACCACCACCGACACCATCTTGGTCTATTACTACCTTACTATTCGGTATTTGATTTGCGTTCTTTAAATCGTTTATTTTAGAAACTATCTCCGGAATGGTGTTTTTGTCTATTGATACAATCTTTTCTGCCCTCAATCCATTCCATAAAATAATAACAGATTTATCAGCACCCAAACGTGCAACATCACAAGTAATGTATTTAGTTCCTTGTGCCACATATGAATTAGTGAATGTATCTTGCAGGCTATTATACTCAAATAGTAGTGCATCATCATCAATGTATTCCCAATTACCATATAAAAGCCTTTCTCTACTTATTTTATCTAACTTTTCAAGCTGGGAAACATAGTGTTTAGAAATAGCCTTATTATCTGTTACAAGGGATTTAACAAACTTCTGATGTTTAGGTAAGTCATTAGTAAGTGATGGTTTGTAATACTTAGAATACAACCAACCTTTTGATGGGTTACAAGTCAGTAGTGTCTTAGGTATTAGATTATAGCCCTCTAATTTATATCTAATACGAGAATTTAAAACACTTACTGCCTTGCTTGTAACCTCTGCTGCTTCATCTATAAATGCATCTGTAATTTCCAAACCACCTAAAGATGTAAATAATGGGTCTGATGGGTATAAGAATAAATCCTTTAAATATATTACTGATTTGTTATAGAATGTAATTGTACTGTCTGATGCATTATATCTGAAATCTACATCGGGTGTTAAACCACAATAATCAACTGCAACCTCAAAGAATGTATTTAATGTTGTAGCTTTTAAGTTCTTTAATTTTGACCTACCAATTACACTTCTAGTACCCGGATATTTTAATCTGCGTATAATCTGCCATAAACAACCGGTAAAAGTTTTAGAACCACCAGCACCACCCCCAAATAATATTTCAGTTGTATGGTTGTCCTCTAGGTATTTAAAGCATTCTATTTGCTTCTTAAATAGTTTAATCTTCGGGTTCTTCATCGAATGGCATTATATCTATTTTAATGCGTTCTGCTGAACCAATATTAATATCTGACCTTTCAACATATCCTCTTTTCTTTCCTTTAGTCTTTAAGTAGAATATTGTAGCTGATGTATTACCATCGCCTATTTGTTCGTGCAGTTTACTTTCTGCATAATCCAATGCAATGTTCTGTATATCATCTACTGCCTTTGCAAATTCTGAATCATCTTTTAACCAGTTGTAATATTGTGTTCTACCTACACCAACTTTTTTACAAGCCGTTGTAACAATACCTAATGATTTTTCAAGTGCTTCTAATATTGCTTTTTTATGTTGTTCAGTTTTGTTCATATAATTTGCCATTTATTTTAACTACTAAACTATCATCTAACTTTAACATTCTATCTATTATCACTTGGCAATACTTAGGGTCTAATTCTATTCCGTAACACTTTCTATTTAATTGGTGTGCTGCTACCATTGTTGTGCCACTACCAAGAAATAAATCTAAAATTGGTTTATTATCTAATAAGTTAATACACCATTCAATAACTTTTAATGGTTTCATTGTTGGGTGTTGTTTTTGTTCTCCACTCCAATGATGTGAGATGTGTCTGCAATTCTTACCAATATTTGACCAAGCTAATTCAAACTCACTAAAACTTAAACCATCATTTTTTTTGTGCCAGCATAACCAATCATTTGTAATTTCTAATTTATCAGCAAAATAATTACCACCCCAAATTATTGCTTTATCTACTAAAGATATAGCATAGTAAAAGTCGGGTATTTCAAAATCCCAATCATTTCCTCTATGAAATTGTTTTTTGCCAGTTCCTAAAGTTTGTTTATTTGCGTTAATTCCATATGGTGGGTCAGTAAGTAAATTACATTTTTCATCTTTAATAATTTTATTTAATTGTGTTACATCTGTACTATCTCCACATAATAAACGATGCTCTCCTATCTCTATTAAATCGCCTAATACAACATCAACTTGCATATTATCTGATTCTGTATAATCATCTTCTACTGCCTCTAATACTTCATCTATTTCTTCCGGTTGCCAAACATCTAAACCCCATTCTTCAATTTGTTTTTCACTCCAATCATTGGCAAGTATATCCCAATCCCATTCTCCAAATCCTACATTATCTTTAATTATAAATTCTTTCTTCTGTTCTTCAGTTAAACCTTTAGCTACCTTTACCGGTATATCTTTTAAACCAGCTTCAACACAAGCTTTATATCGCATATTACCACCTAAGATAATATTGTCCTCATCTATTACTATTGGTCTAAGTTTTAACATCTCCGGAAATTCTTTAATTGAATTTACAAGTTTGTCAAACTTATTACCTCTTATAACTCTCGGGTTATCTTTATTTGGTTTAATCAGTTCTATCTTCATTACTTTTCGTATTCTGTTACTATTTGGTTAAGCCTATCTAAATTCTTCCTTACACAAGGCGAACAACTTGATGATTCTACTCTAATCCCTAAATACTTTTCTGAATACAATCTAAGCTGTTGTTGCTGGATATTTGTTATACTATGTTTCGTACTTTCTAATAATTCTTTTACCTCTAGGTATTCTTCGTGTGTTAGTTCTAAGCCTTTCCATTTATTTAATGGGCAATGTGCAAACTTTAAAGTGCTTTTAATATCCATAAAACAACCACATAACTTATGCTTAACTTTATTGATTGTTATTGTGTTACCTTTTATTGGTGTTCCACAAGTTCGTGTACGCTTTCTAAAATGCTTACAGGATTCACAAATAGCTATTCTATCTTTTGCTAATGTTTTACTAGAAAATATCATAGTTGTTTTTTGATTTGCTTTTTAACTTTTCTAACTGTATTGTATATGGATATTTTTGGTATTCCTATTTCCTTTGATAATTCTGTGTACGTCATTCCACTTTCATAGTACAATAGGAATAAGTTCTTTTCGTATTCATCAAAACCATCAATTACATTTTTGATTTTTTGCCTAAGAACTTTTGATAATGATATTGATTCTGTGTTTAGTTTATTGTATAGGTATTCTAATTCTTGTTCTGATACATTAATTTTACTTTTAACATATTGTACTTGTTGCTTGTAAAATTGTGATTTCTTAGATAAGCACCTAACTGCTATAATTTTATTTATATAGCTTATTCCTTTACCCTTATCAAATATCCATAGTAAGTGATTTGAATTAGAAGATAGTAATTGCAGAAACACATCTTGTACAACATCTTCTGCAAGGTGTTTGTTTTTTAGTAGAGATAAGGCAAATGCATAGAACTTGTTATAGTCTTTGTATAATACTTCTATGACTGAGTATTGTTTCATTTTAGGTATGCATCTATTGTTTCAATCGTTTGGTCGATGTCTGTACAAACTTTGGCAAGATAACCTTTGTCGTTAAGTAACTGTAACACTTCTTTTTGCTTTGGGCTGGCATAATTACCTTTTACTTTTAATTCTATTGCTAATCCGTTATAACCTTGTCTAGCTTCATATATGAATAAATCCGGAAATCCACTTTTGTAACCGGTTGCTTTCATTCTTTTAGCTACTGATAAGAAAGTACGCATTCCACCAGCTGAACCATTATAAAAAACATCTTTGTATTTAACATCTAAATACCTACAAACTGCTTTCTGCAATTCATATTCCGGTTGCTTGTTCTTCGATTTTGTTCTTGTGGATTTCTTGTAACCACTCCAAGTGTTTTTTCTTATCGCCATATTTTATGTGGCATTTCCTACAAACTGCCATCAAGTTATTTATGTTATCCTTATCAGAACCACCCATACCCCTCGCTTCGATATGGTGTATATCAACTGCCTTAGAATCACACACTTCGCAAGGTATGAAATCATCTGCAATGTAGTCAAAATATTTCATATATATTTTTGTGTGCTTTTTCATAGTAACCTTAGTTGTGCTTTATGCTGATTAATTCTTTTTATAGATGCTTCGTAATAGTCTTTGTCAAGTTCACAAGCAGTTAAATCGTATCCTAAATTATGACAAGCTATTGCTATTGAGCCACTACCTAGATGCGTATCAAGTATCTTATCGCCCTCTTTTGCGTAATTCATTAAAAGCCATTCATAAAGTGATATAGGCTTTTGAGTTGGATGGAACTTTTTAGTTGCAGAAGTGTTACCCTCTAAATTACCATAATATCTATAATCATACTGCTTAGCATTTTTATCAAAAGAACTCCAAGCCAATTCTCCATCTGCAAAATTACTAA